ACGCCCCCAAACCCTTTGCCAGCCTCCCTTTTCCACAAATCGTGGAGGGAGCCCATCCGTCGCCGTTGGTGGCGTAGGTGGCCGACCGCACCCATGCTGAGCGCCAGCGCCGTTACAAGGCGCGGAAGCGGGCTGAGAAGGCGGGGGTGACGGCGTCACCCCCAAAGGTGACGCTGTCTAGCGCGGCTCTGGTGGCCGAAAATGAGGCTCGCGAGCTGCTCGGAGACGATTTTGGGCGGTTTGGAGCGGCTGTGCGACGGTATGTGTTCGCGGTTGATGCGGCTGAGCACGCTCGGGTGACTTGGGAGGGTGAGGGAAGGCCGATGCGCGACACTTTCGCGAATGGGATGGCCGGCGTTCACCCGTTGTTGAAGGCGTTTGAGCAGTTGGAGGCTCAGGCGGCGCGTTTTGGTGGTGCGTTGGGGTTGGATCCGACGGCGGCGAAGCGGATCAACGGTTCGCGGGGTGCTGGTCGACCGCCTGGGGCTGCTTCGGCTCCGGATCGCGCTGCGCCGCCGGTCGTGAAACTCAAAGCTGTGTAGTCGTCCCCTCGCTGGAGGTGGTTATGAGCCTCCGGATCGACGCTTGGGAGGATTACGCCGATGGCACGCGTGGAGAACACTTCGCGTGGTGGTGTGCCCAGCGGACGCTTGGCCAGTCTCAGTGGGCCGGCAAGTCCTTCATCCTTGAGCCTGACTGGCAGGCGCCCATCTTCTACGAGGCGCTTGCGGTCGGCAGCGATGGATTCCCGTATTGGAAGACGGTCGTCGAGATCATCACGCGGAAGTGCGCGAAGACGACTGGATGCGGAGCGTTCGCCGACTATGAGCTCGATAACGGCGTCGGCGAACCCGAGATCGCTCTAGCGGCTGGAAGTGATAAGCAGGCTGGTCGGTTGTACGGCGCTTGCACAGGGTTCATCCGGCGTGATCCGCGGCTTCGGTCGGAGATGATCATCCGCGAGCACGTCGGCGAGATCGCTCGGGCTGATGGTGGCGGCAAGATCATCCGCCTCTCGTCCGAAGGCGACACGCAGCATGGCATGAACCCGAGCCTCGTCGTGATCGACGAGCTCCACGTGTGGCGGACACCGAAGCTGAAGCGGTCGTGGGGCGCGTTGACGACTGCGGACGGTGCCCGGTCTGAGGCTCAGGTCTTCACGATCACGACCGAGGGCGAGGCAAGTGGGCGTGAAGATTCGATCCTCGGCCAGTTGGTCGACGAGAACGAGGCGCAGGGCGAACTCGAGGTCATGCCCGGCGTGACGATCAGTCGTGACCATGAGTCGCGGACGATCGTGTTCCGGTTCCACGCCGTTGACGCGAAGGCGGCTGATCCTCGACCGCTCAGGCGGGCTTCGGCAGCGATGAAGAAGAGCCCAGACGACGCCAAGGCTCGCGCGACCTATGAGGCGTTGGAGTCGGAGTTGCTCGCGTCGGTGATGCCGGCGAATCCAGCGTCGTGGATCACGGACAAGTACATCTTGCGGCAGGCGCGCAGCGCGAAGGTGATGGCGAGCGACTTCCTCCAGCTGCACGCAGGCGTCGCGGCGGATAGCCAGGAGCGGTGGATCGACCGCGACGTATGGAACGGGTTGAAGGACGAAACGGAGATGCCCGATGGAGCCAGGATCACGGTCGGTGTCGACTGCGGGCTTACACATGACTCGACGGCTGTCGTTTGGGCTTGGAAAGACGATGCCGGTCGCGTCCACCTCCGCTCGCACGTCTGGAGTGCGCGCCCGCTTCGTGTGGCTGCTGCCCATGAACACGTTCCCGGCGGTCGTATCCGGAACGAGCCGGTCAAGCAGCACATTCGCGACCTGGCCGCCAAGTACCAGCTAGACGCGGTCGTGTACGACAAACGGTTTTTCGAGGACGCGGCGATGGAGTTGTCGGACGAGGGGATGCTGATGGTCGAGCTCGCGCAGAACGGTGGTCATATGCGGGACGCTGAACAGCAGTTCCACGACGCGATCCTCGAGGACATGGTCCGCCACGACGGCGACCCGGTGTTGACGGCGCACGTCGCGGCGACCGTCGCTGACCGCGTCGGCGATAACTGGAAGATCCGGAAGGTGAAGCAGTCGATGGTGATCGACGCGGTTGTCGCGGCGATCATGGCGCACTACCACGCGCGGCGGACGGTGGCCCTCGAACCTCTCTTCGCATGGGCGTGAGAAGCCGCGTAGCCGCGTGGCTTGAACCGCGACGCGCCGACCCCATCATCAGCCTCGAGGGCTATGCGCAGCTCCTCAAGTATGCCGGTAACACGTATGTCGGCCAGCAGAGCCTCTCGGGCGCGCCGAAAGAGGTGTCCCAGTCGTTCCAGGGGTACGTCCAGGGCATCTACAAGTCGAACGGCGTCGTGTTCGCGTGCATCGCGACGCGGATCCATTTCTTCTCGCAGGCCAGGTTCCAGTGGCGGCAGATGCGACAAGGGCGGCCCGGAGACCTGTTCGGCACCGGCGAACTCGCGATCTTGGAGCATCCGTGGCCGAACGGGACGACGGCTGACCTGCTCGCCCGCGCCGAGCTCGACGTCAGCCTCGAAGGCAACTTCTACGCCTATCGTGACGGCAACACGTTGCGGCGGATGCGGCCCGACTGGGTGTCGATCGCGCTGTCCGCGCCGCCATCGGAGCGCGACAGCGACATCATCGGGTACGGGTACCACCCCGGCGGCTACAACAGCAACCAGCCCGTCCAGGCGATGCTGCCGGAAGAAGTCATCCACTACGCGCCGAGCCCCGACCCGCAAGCCCGGTACCGCGGAATGTCGTGGCTGACGCCGGTGTTGACGGAGATCCGCGGCGACGAGGCGGCGACCGTCCACAAACAGAAGTTCTTCGAGAACGGCGCGACGCCGAACACCGTCGCGACGCTCGACCCGAGCATCGGCAAAGAGGCGTTCAACGCGTGGGTCGAGGCGTTCAAACGCGGCCACGAAGGCGTCGAGAACGCCTACAAGACGCTCTACTTGGGTGGCGGCGCCGACGTGAAGGTGATCGGCTCGAACATGCAGCAGATCACGTTCAAGGAGACGCAGGGAGCCGGCGAAACGCGGATCGCGGCGGCGGCGGGCGTCCCGCCGATCCTCGTCGGCCTGTCCGAGGGCCTCGAAGCGGCGACGTACTCGAACTATTACCAGGCGGCGCGCCAGTACGCCGACGGGACGCTCCGATACTTCTGGGCGAACTTCGCGACGAGCGCGCAGAGCATCCTCACCGCGCCGCCGGGCGGCGCAGACCTCTGGTATGACGCTGACGGCATCCCGTTCCTGCAACAGGACGCGACCGACGCCGCGAACATCCAGACCGTCAAGTCGGGGACGATGCGACAGTTGATCGACGCGGGCTTCGACCCATCGTCGGTGATCGACGCCGTCAACAACGACGACCTGAACATGCTCGCCCATACCGGGTTGTACTCGGTGCAGCTCCAGCCGACACCGACACCGGCGATCTATATGGCGCAGGTCATGGCGGGCGTGCAACAGCAGAACGCGCAGACCGCGAAGACGTTGATCGACGCGGGCTTCGAGCCTGACTCGGTGATGAAAGCGATCATCAACCAGGACATGACGATGCTCGCGCATACCGGACAGCTCGCTGTCCAGCTCGCGCCGGCGACGACCGTCGGCGAAGGCAAGGGTTCGCTCGTCGGCGGCGCAGCGGTGCCGGCTGGCGCAGGACAGAACGGGGCTCGCGCGCTGCTCGAGCCGTGGCTACCACCAAGAGTTGAGGAGGATGATGATGGCGAAGGGAACACCTAGGCGCACCACCAGCCCCGGCAAAGGCGCCGCGCAGATGAAGGCGCCGAAGGGCAATCCGGTCGGGTATGGCGACAAGGGCGGCAAGTTCTTCAACCAGAAGAAGTACAACGTATCGAAGAGCGGGCAGGCGCACGCCAAGAACCCGAGCCTGTCGAAAAAGCCCGTCGGGTACGGCAAGGAAGGTAACGCCTTCTTCTCGCCGGCAAAGTACGAGGCGTCGAAGGCCGGCAAGGCGGCTGGCGGCCACTTCGGCGGGCAGGCTCCTCCGCAGCAGGCGCACCACTCCGCCGCCACGACGCCGCATTACTCGTCGTCGGAGGTATCGAAGCCGGTACCCGCCGCGAAAGCGGTGGGGATGACCATCAAGTCGATCGTCCGAAAGTAGGAGGAGAGCCATGGCGACGCCGAATCCCGGTCCGAACACCGTCAAGAACCTGTCCCTGTCGCTGAAAGCGAAGACGGCGAACAAGAACATGGCGGCGAACCAGCCGATGAAGACGCCGAACCCGAGCAAGCCGGGCCTGTGATGGCTGCGAAAAAGGCTCATCCCGGGTTCAAGAAGGCGGCCGCGAGCATCGCGGCTAAGCAGGGGAT